ACGAGCTTAGGATTTACGTCTTTCTCTCCGCACCCACAATGGCACTCAAATTCTTCTGGCTTAAAGTATTCGCTCATATTAGCTACCTTCTGACACAAATAGACCAATCATACCAAACACCACACCAGCGGCAGTTAAGCCATCGTGAATAGGACCAGCATCAATATTCATACCCGCCATTGTTGCTAACGCTGCCACACTCGCGTGCGTAGAAGGTTCTTTTAAGCGGGCTGTTAAATAGTTCCATGCTTTAAGTAGTTTACCCATTAGTTGCCTCCAAAGCTGCTACACGAGCAGACAATTCTTTAATTGCGTTAACAAGGATAGGTATCAAATTTGTTTGAGCTAACATATATTTTTCACTGTCATTCGTGTCAACAAGTCCTGTAAATAAAGCATCTTCTTGTTCAAGTACACTGAGAACCTCTTGCGCAATAAAACCAGACGCACATCTCCCTTTATCTATATCAGTATGACGCAAATTCCATTCAAACTTTCTAGGTTGAAGTTTATTAATAAAGGTTATCCCCAACTCTAAGTCAACAATGTTTGTTTTATCTCTTATGTCAGAAACAAATGACCACGCGGATGCACTCCCTTGAAACCTTGCAGTAACTGTACCATTGTAAATATTTACTTCGTTTGAAACTGTTGTTGATGAAGACTCGCAGTCTGTTCCAATTCCTACGTTGCTGTTGCCTGAGGTGTTATTAAAAAGTGCATTCATACCAACTGCTGAGTTATTATTACCTATAGAGTTGCTATAAAGTGCGCCTGCCCCAGATGCTAAATTTTGAGTACCTGTGGTGTTACTAGTAAGTGCATAAGTACCAATTGCTGAGTTGTAACTGCCTGTGGTATTACTAATAAGTGCATAAGTACCAAGTGCTACGTTGTCAGTTGTAGTAATACCTCTTAAATGTTTAGTCCATGTAGGAGCTGCTGCGCCACCAGAAGTTAAGACTTGTCCAGATGTTCCCGCAGCAAGCAGTGCTGTTGTTCCTGCACCAGACTGATAAGGTACTCTCCCTGCACTTCCGCCTGCTAAGTTGGTAGCTGTAGTTGCTGTACCTGTTGTATTTTGGTTAAGAGTTGGAAAATCTGCTGCTACAGCAATAGTTAACGCACCTGTTGATGCTGTACTTTTTAATATCCCTGTAGTTAATGCCGAAGTGCCTGCACTATAATCAGTTCCAGCTGTAGCTGCTGTAAATGCACCTGTACCATTACCTTTTAAAACGCCTGTAAGTGTAACTGCCCCTGTACCGCCATTAGCAACGGCAAGTGTTGATGATAATCCTCCAGCTGTACCAGTAGTGTTTTGGTTAAGAGTTGGGAATGTACAATTTGTTAATGTGCCACTTGAAGGCGTACCTAAAGCTGGTGTAACTAAAGTAGGAGATGTACTTAATACAACACTACCAGAACCAGTAGAAGATGTAACTCCTGTACCGCCATTAGCAACTGGGAGTGTTCCTGAAATAGTAGAGGGTGTAACTTCAGCAAAGTCTGGAGAAGATGCTGCGCTGTTCCAAGCTATCATAGTGGTTTTACCAGCAGGGATAGTTACACCTGTGCTAGTAGAGGATTTAAACACAACAGCGCCATTAGAGGCATTAACCACTACGTATATTTTACTTTGTGCGGGGGCGATAATATTTCTTGATGCACCAGGCGTTCCAAAGGGGCGAATAATTGCCATACGCTGTTCATTAGCTGCACCACTCCCAGTGGTAGTCAGTGTCCAATCACCCGTTGCCGTTACGTCTTTTGATGTTGTCCCTGCAGTAGCAGACTCAATTAACGCTGTTAAACTGTCATTAATCGTAGTCCCCCAAGTACCTACTTCTGTACCTGGTACGGGTTGAGCAAGCCCTAAAAGTGTTGTGTAGTTAACTGTCATATTCTTAACCTTATGTATTAATCGGATTCCAATTAGGAGTTTGTGTTGTGTCTACTGCGCCCCAATTAGCGGTCTGTGTTGTAGATATATTACCCCAATTTGCAGTCTGTGTGTCATCTATAGGTTCCCATAAATACCTTCCAGTAACAGAATCAAGTAACACCAAACTGCTTGTGATTGAAACAGTAGATATTTTAGATGCACTGGATGTATCACCTACTACAAAAGATTCGGTAAGTACTAAGTCAATAGAAACAGAACAAGACTGCGTATCTAATACTAATAGACCATCACCTACATCTGATAGATACGTACCTACTACTGTAATGGTATCTGTAAGCGTAACTGGTGAATTTATGTTTGCTAAGTATGTGCCTACTACTGTAATGGTATCTGTAAGCGTAACTGACTCGGATAAGGCTTTTGGGATGCTAACATACGTAACTGAGGCATCGGTAAGCGTAACTGACTCGGATAAGGAGACATACGTATTAGGCAGTCCAGAAAATGGAATATCAGCAAACGCAGCAAAACCAAACATTACATATCTTCCAAAGGCCAGTTAAAAAACGTACTTGCTTCTTCCCTAGTATCAAACCAATACCACCCATCTTGAGGGTACTCAAAGTTACCTTTTGTAGGTATTGTCAATTCAAATGTTGGGGAGGTAACTACTTTACCAAACAACATTGTATCCTCGTTTAATTTATAAAACATATCTCACCTATATTAGTTAGTTGTAACAGTGCATCCTCGCGCCACTAGTGTTGCTTTAGCTGCTAGTCCCGTTGCTGACGGTGTTGCTGATGTTCCTGTTATTGTAACCGTTTTGCTTGAATACGCTGTCGTACCATTTGTACCATCTAATGCAGCCAGTCTAACTAATATCCCATCAACACTAGCTTGAGTTAAAGCCGCAGAGGTAATAGTTACGTTCCCTCCTACAGATTTTAATGTTGAGCCTAGTGTAAATGTGTTTAACGCTGCCATACCAGTGGATATATTTATAGTGAAACCTATGGATACTATTGCTGAAAGTGATATGGTAGTTAACGCTGCCATTGTAGCTAGGCTAAAAGTACTACCTACAGTTGTTAAAGCTGGAGCTGATAATGTAGTTAGTAATGCCATTGTAGATGGGCTAAAAGTACTACCTACAGTTGTTAGAACTGGAAGTGATAATGTAGTTAGTAATGCCATTGAAGATGGGCTAAAAGAGCCACCAACAAATGTTAAAGCTGGAATTGATAATGTAGTTAGTGATGCCATTGAAGATGGGCTAAAATTACCGCCTATAGTTGCTAAAACTGGAATTGATAATGTAGTTAGTAATGCCATTGAAGATGGGTTAAAATTACCGCCTATAGTTGCTAAAACTGGAGCTGATAATGTAGTTAGTAATGCCATTGTATTTGGGTTAAAATTACCTACAGTTCCCTCTAAATCATTATAAGTAAGTGATGTAATCCTAGAGTCGCTAGCATAACTAACACTCTCTACCCATTTACCGCTTAAATTTGGTGAGATAAGCGTTCCATTAATATCTATGTATCTTGGCGAGGCTCTCAAATAAAGCGGATTAAATAGCGCATTTACAGCCGTTATAGATAGCGCACTTGATATACCATTACCGCCATTTGTAGTATATAAAGGGACATCAGATAACCAAAACGCTTTTCCAGAAGGGTATGTTACAAACACATCTTTAGTACCCGCTGTAAAATTAACTAGAGCGCCTCCATTGCTTGAAGATAAAACAGTATCTCGACTTAATGAAGCTCCTGATGAGGTATAAGTTCCAATACCTACTTCCCAGTTAGCACCACCCTGGTCTGCAATCGTATAATAAGTTGTATTTCCATTACCTACAGCCGCTGAAAATGATTGATACCCTGTAACTGCACCAGCTAAAGTAATAGCAGTCGTGCCTGTAGATGTCGTTGTTTCCTTAACCCTATCTGCTAAAACTAAAGCCATGTTACACCTATGCGCTTGCTGTGTATGTTACAAGAAGTGAGTCTCCAGCTACTACTGCACGGCTACTTCCAGTAAATGTACCTGCTGAGTAAAGAATACCCGCACCGCCGTCAGATGCTGTATTACGAGCCTGCGTGGTACACATAAGAGCGCCAAGTACCGTACCACCTGCACCACTGATTGTAAATGTGGTGGCTGTAGTTGCTTTTGAGCCAGCAGAAGCTGACCCCCAACTTGGTGTTGCTCTATTAGTTGAGCTACCTGAAATAGTGTAGTTTAGATACTCAAGCCAACCAGCGTGTGAAGCCAATGTATCACCAGCCGCATAAGCACTAAACGAAGCATTATCTACAAGCCCCATATACCAAGCAGCGGTATAAGCTGACCCTGAAAAGTATTTATCCAGTAAGTCATTTTTACCTATAGTCACTACTAAGTTTTCAATCTCATCTTCCCATTTCAAGCTGCCGTCAGCACCAAGACATTTAACATCATATCGACCTGTAATCTTAATTTGTTCGTCAGCACTGCCACCACGGATAAGGCTTACAGCCGCTGATTCTTGTGCATCTACTTTTTCTAAGTGCATATCTATTACCTAATTAGAAGACCGGATGATGGCAGAAGTTGCTGTATTCGCCGGAAAGGTTATTGTAAAAGTTGAAGTCGTTGTTTTATCGCTACCAAAGTCCAGTACAGCCACAGACCTATCGTCTTTAGAGCTATTATATATCAGAGCGCCGCGTGCTGTGAAACTTGCTGATGTCCACGAGATATTGTCAAAACTAATGTACGCAGTTCCATCAGAGGCGTTTACTGTTGGCGCTACTAAGGCTTTACCTGTCGCTGTATACCCAGTGCCAGAAATCTCATCTACAGCTGTATATGCAGTGGTGTTTTGGTTAAGTGTAGCGTTAGCTGTGTACAAAGCAATTTTAAACGTATCCGTAGTAAAGTTATGGAGAGCCTCGTAAAGCTCTTCTTTAAAGCTTGTTGTTTGGCCTTGTACTATCATCTGACAGGAATCCTTGCTTGACCATTACGGTATGCATCACCTCTATCTTTACCTGTAGCAAGTGTATTGAGTAGGGTCATTGCTTCTTCGTAGCGTTGGCGATAATTAGCCATAATTTCTACATCACCTTTTAAAAATGTATACGCTTCTAAAACAGAGCCATACAACAATGCAGAATCGAAGTTTTCACCAAGCCATGTATCTCCCGCAACAACAATAGAAGGCGGGTAGTAGAAGTAATGAAGCTCTGCATCATACTGAGCGTCAGGCGTAGGCCCTAGAATAAACGTCAATTCAGTTACATCATCTGAGCGTGGACCAAATATCGCATAGTACTTAGGTATCGCTTTATCATTAGGGTTTGGATACGCTTCACGAATAAAGTTAACATCCTTATTTAAAAGGTAAGTATAGTTATCGTCTGCATCAATTACCGCTAAAGAGTACACCGACAAAAAGTCTAAGGGGCATTGCAAGTATTTATTGTCTGCACTAATCACGCCCGTGACATTTTTACGTAGGTCTGGTAGCTGTATGCTGTTGTAAATACGTTGTTCTGCTTGCTCAATAAATAAGTTAAGCTGAGTCGTAGAGAACGTATTCTCTACGTAATCTTGAATCGCTGTACACAATTCTGCGTAAGTCATAGCTTATGCCATTGGTCCGCGAGCTGTTTTACCCTTAGTTGCAGCGCCATTACCACGAGTTTTAACACCAGACGTTTTAATGCCTGTTTGTGGGTAGCCTGCTACTTTAGGGGTTGGTTCTGTTTTAATTTTGCCTGACATAATCGTTCTCTATGTTGTGATGGTAACAGTGCCAACAGAAGTTTTGGCAACAAGGTAATTAGGTGTAAGGGCTGCATCAAACTGTGAAGAGCCACCAACTGGTGCCCAACCCCATTGGAAAATACGACTTCCGTCTGTTGGTACACCGTTATCCGTTAAGGTCAATTGTAACCCATTTAAGCCCGCTTGATAATAGCTTGTATCAGGGCGCGGATTACGCAAAGCCTGTGGGTCATAAACTGGGAACATCCCTATCAGCAGTTGCGGGTGGTCAGGGTCCCAACAAGAAGGACAGACTAAAATGTTTGTTACTTTAGTTTTAATAGTTAGCTTTTTAAGCTCTTTTAACTGGTAGCGCTGTCCGCAACGATCGCAAAACGCATGACTCCACTTACCTGACGAGTATTTAACTGACATAACTAAACGTGCATAATCCGTGGAACAAAGCGATTACTTGCCTTTTCTCTATCTTCTGAGAGCGCTAAGTCTAACTGCTGTTCGTAGTCTGCTTTAAGCATTTGAATACGGTTAGGGTCTACACCAGGAACTTTCATACTTAGGTAAAAAGCTAACCCTGCAACCATAGCGTTCAATAAACGGAAGGGGATATCTTGTGTATTGACTGCGTTCCCTGCATCTTGGATTCTGCGTAATCGCCAGTAGATAAAATAATAGTAAGGCGACTCTTCCGTGCCTTGGTCTGGTGTAGGCCATATATTAATCTGTGGGTTCTTAACAACCGTAGTTGCGCCATCAGGGTACGTTGCACCCGTGCGGCGGTTAATCCATACTTGAATCGGTCTACCCCGTGCATTCTTATTAGGTATGGTAGAGTAGGTCGATTCAGAAATACGAGAGATGTTAATGTCAACTTGGTTTTGTCCTGTGCCTGTACGCACTACATGGTCTAGTAAATCAATCGTATCTACAGGTAGGTCATAAGCAATTTGGTCTGGTACAAGCGGAATTACCCCTTGCTCAATCGTCCATAAATTAATACCACGATTTGCAAACTCAATTGTGAGAAGATTTAAAGAGCGTCTAGCCGTTCTAAAATCGTAGCCGCTGCGAACTTCTTGGCCACAGCGCTCGTACGCTTCTTCAACTAAGTCACCTAAATCAAGGTTAAAACTAGCTGTACCAGTTGTTGTCATTATTTTTTACCTTTTCGTCCAGGTACTTTTTTAGGGTTAATGCACCCCATTCCACGAGAGAATCTCATAAGTATTTACCTTTTGTATGACCTTTAGTTGCACAACCATCACCGCGTTTAGAAGCCGATGTACGCGATACACTTCCACCCGATGCAAACTTTCTAGGTGGTACTTTCTTAGCAGGTTTAGGTGGACGCTTAGTCATACCGCCTTTTTTATACTCTGAGGCTTCAGTAGCTTCAGTTTTAGTACGAGCATTTTCTTCATCAGGATTTACAAGCGTCCCCGTTTTTGAATATCGGTCTGTAATATCTTTTAGCGCAGCGGTATCAGCTTCTCTGCCTTTAGAAAAAGCCGCCCACTCAGCCGCCATACTATTGCGAGCACGGTCACCTTCAGTAGGACCTTTAGGCTTACTAGTACCTGACTTTAATGCAGGTTTACTTACTGCTGGTGCAGTTTTTACGATTTCAGTTTTCTTAATTTCTACATCAGGTGTCGATGCTTTGGACACATCTTTTTGAGAACCATACATAGCTTCTCTATTTGCCCCGCGTGATTTTGCACGGGTAGAGGCGTCAGAATCTGAATTAATAGCATCTACAATTGAGTCTGACTTTTTACTCATATTAGGCTTAGTGCCTGGCATAAGCTCATCGTATTTTTTGTAGCTGTCGTATAAATCTTTAGCGCCCATAGCCATAGCTGCTGGACCAGCAACTCTACCTAACCCTCTTGCTGCCATACCCCCTAAACTTGAATCTACTTTAGACGCAGCTGCACCTTTAATAGCTTCATAAGCAGGGACTTTTTTAGCTGCTTTTTCTAACCCAGATACCATTTTATCTTTAATAGCGGTGGTACTTGAAGAGTTATCTATCGATGGGATTCTAGTTAAGTTTTTAGAATAATTTTTTGAATTTGATGGTGAGCCACTAGACCCTTTAGTATCAATAGTCGATGAACTAGGCTGACCGCTTGTATCCGCAGATGACCGTAATGATTTATCTAAGTAGTTAGAAGGTTCTTTTTTAGGTGTATTAGTCATAGGACTTTCGCGCCATTTTGTAGCTTTAAGCGCATTTGCTTGATTTATAATCCTACGTCTTTTTTGTTCATTAGCCATAATATCACCTACCCTTCACGCCATTGTTTACGTTTAGGAGCTTTAACTGCGTTTAAAATGCGTAATCTTTTTCTATTGTTTTTCATAAGAGTTCCTTAAACCATTTTACCTTTAGTGTGACCTTTAGATGCGACACCGTCTGCACGGGTAACACCGCCTTTAGCATAGCACTTGCCGCCCATAGCCATTTGTTTACCTTTTGTGTGACCTTTGGTTACGCAACCATCACCACGAGTAACACCGCCTTTAGCCATGCACTTACCGCCAGATTTCATTTTTTTAGACTCTTCCATCTTCTCACCTTTAGCATATTGCTGAGGAGTGAGTTTACCAGACTTAATAGCTTTGCCTTCTTTAAGCTCTTCGCTATAAGTTTCTTTACCTTTAAATAGCTTTTTTAAATTAGCCACGTTACCACCTTCTTTAAATTTTTTGCCTTTATCGGCTTGATTAAATTCTTTAGCTACACTTACTGGTATACCCGCTTTCTTTGCAAAGCTTGGGCTGTGAGCGGCGGCAGCCATGAAATTACGTTGTTTTTTACTTGTACTAGGCACCGCAGTTCCACCGTTTTAGAGATGCTGCTTTACGTGTAGGTTTACCATTCTCATCTTTCATAGGACCTGGCATACCACTCATACGTGCACAAAAAGACTTACGTCTTCCCGCATCTTTTTTGGTTTTAGGGTTTGGTGCTGGTGCTTTTAAATTAGAGCCAGTAGCCGCATTATACTTTGCACGACCTTTTTCTGTAAGACCTGCGCCCTTAGAGACGGGGAGCTTCTCACCTCTACCTACTGCTAATACAGGAGCTTTCTTTGCCATATTATTTACCTGAGAAATGTTCAAACGCCCAGCCCATTACACTACCAATCGCTGCACCTAGTCCACCCATAATCATTAACACCTGCCATCCACCCTTAGCTTCTGCGAGGGTCTTGCTTATTTCAGCTATAGAAGTTTTAAGCTCTTCCATATCCTTAACCAATTTATCCATATCAGTTTGCAAGTGTGTAATCTCATTTTCGTGAACAGCTAGTTTAATTTGGTCGTCCATCATGGCTTACCCGTAGAAGATAGTCACGCCGGTTACAGCCGCGCTAAGAGCCATATAAATCCCATCTTGAAATAAAATACCTTCTTGAGGAATAGCTACATAAAACGGGATTGGGTTTGTGTTAGAAGGTATGTCTATTTCACATAGGGTAGTTCCTGATGAGCTTCCATCTTTAAAGGTAATTGTAGACGCTGTACTAGCGGCTGGGGTTACTACAAAACCTTTAAGACGGACTCGACTACCGTATAAAACACCAGCAACACTCGCGTGCGCACTCTTGACATCATATTGCATACTCATAATTAATCTCCTATTTAAAAGGGGGGAGATAAACTCCCCCGCAGACTAATTACGCAGTTTGCGCTGTTGGGTTGTATGTGCCGTTAGATAAGCGAACCATATACTCAATAACAAGAACACCAGTACCTGTAGTAAGTGATGTACCGCCTATAGTATAAGTTACAATCGCGTCAGTAGAACCTACGTTAGCAATAAGAGCCGCTGCGCCAGTAGTCGCTGCAACTGCAACTGCATTAGACCCTGCGTTGGTTACTGTTGACGAAGTTGAGATGGCTGTACTGTTAATAGATAACGTAATTGTCGCAGCTGAAGAAAACGCTGCTGTAGTGATGAACTGCATACGAGTGATTAACGCACCCGCTGGAATTACCATAGCTACGCTGCTTGCAGCGTCCGCATAAGTAACAGCTGTGTCTGCTTGAGCAACAATAGTTGCACCCATGTTGTTGATAGTACCAGCAGTTGTGCCAGTTGTGTTAGGTACGGTTCCAAGTCTCCAAGGACCAAAGTGTGATGCTAAACCCATTTTAATCTCCAAATACACGTAAGATACGCAGTCTTGTGTAAAGCTTGCTAGGTCAATCTGCGCAAATAATTAAGTTCCTAGATATAGGCTGATAGTACACCAATTAGTTGATTATGCAACTATTTTATTGCCCTTTTTGAGGTTCTCTAATTTTGGAATTACTTGTAGGTTCCAAGGCACATGAAGCCCGCATACGCTGTCATTTGTTAAAGGAATAATATGGTCTACTTCATATCTCACACCAGTAAGTTTTGTTAGCTTTTGAGCCTCAATATAAAGCTGTTTTATGTTGTCTTTTTGTTCTTTTGTTAACCATGCAGGGGTAGCCTCTCTGTGTCTACGTCTACGTGCATTGCATATAATTCTGCATATTTCAGGGTTCTCTTTTCTGTACTTCTCTTTATACCTTCTTTGATTTTCTAACGGACGTGCTAGTGCTTTAGCCTTTACAGCATCTTTATTTTTCTCATAGTATCGTTTCCCTGCAGCTTTTGATGCCTCTGATTTAGGGGATAATTTACGGCGTTCATTATCCGTAGTCCAATCCTCTTTCATACATTCAGTACACGTACCCTTTGTTTTACGTGGTGCTACGTGTCCGCGCGTGCAAGGTTTGCCTGTAAAGTAATATTTAGCTCCAGTGCGTTTAGCTTCTTCTCTTGTAGTAGGGTAATTCATAACTCTTCTCCGTATGTGTATTTGACACGGGGAATTATAATACAAAAAGAAACCTCCGTAAAGGAGGTTTCCATAATCTTGCTAAATGCTTGATTTATAAGGCTTATGCGCCTGCTGAACCGTACATACCGAGCGGGTCACTCCAGCCGAAGCTGTAGCGTTCTCTAGCTTTGTATCTCATGTTGCCTGTATCAAAATCGGAATCTGATGAAGTTACAAGAGATTGACGTACGAAATGTTTCAAACCGTTTGGTACATCAGTGGTTAAGAACCAAGCATTGTTATCAGTTAAGAAGTTGTTAACTGTATAACCTTCTGAAATCGAACCGTTGTTTTTCAACGCGTTGATGTCGTTATCGGTTGTACCTACACGTTGTTCTGTTTCGAGCAAACGAGTTGCAACGAATTGAAGCGCAGGTGGCACAATCAATTTTTTAGGTTTAGCAGCAATCAAAAGTCCACGTTCGTCAGTCCACTGTGCGATTTGGATAACAGCCGCTTCAAGTGAAGTTTCGTTTAAATCAGCAGGAGTTGAAGGGATGTTTGAGTTAGTGCCGCCAGACACTAAAGGATGCGCAGATGAGAACAAGCCTACGCCGTCACCGCCAGTATATGCAGCATTGAAGCCGTTGTTTAAAACAGCTGCCGCTTTTACTTGCTTTGTGTATGCCATAGCACGAGCCAACGCTTTTGTATAACGAGCAGACAATGAGTCGTACAAGTTATCTTCTACAGCTTCTTCAGTTAATGAGAAACCAAGAGCGATTGTTTCGTGGTTATAGCGTGCAGTCCAAGCTTCTTGACCAGCTTCATATTGAATAGCAGAACCCTCGTTTTTAACTGCCGCTGCAGCAAACCCAGAAAGTTTTGTTTCTTCTTCAAATGAACGCTCAGAAGATTCGATTTCATAAATTTCTTTATGTTGTTCACCGTAACGTGCGTACTCTAAACCGAATAACGCGTTAAGGCCCGGTAATAACTCTTTTAATAGCTGTGCTCTAGAAATTGCCATTGTTTATCTCCTATTAAGCGATAGAGGTTGCAGAGTAATACCCGTGCAAGCCAAAGTTTAATTTGACCAATACTTCTGGGTATTGAGTGAATACTAATGTAGAACTCGATGCAAACGCTGTAGAAGGAGCTTGGTTTAAAACAAATGAAGTAGCGCCAGCAGCTGCAGCTGTATCAACAAAAGAGCCTGATTGAATAAGCTGACCAGATGAATCAAGTGAACCTACATCGGTACCAACAACTAATGCTTGTGATAACGCAGAGCACGTTACTGTTGCAGTTGAGATGCTTGTATATGTAGCAGTACCTAAAGACACAGCCGTATCACGAATAACGTCAACAATACGGAATGGTAAAGTTGTTGTCACAGGAGTATCAACAGGAGCCAAAATAGCGTTAGCAGAGTCACCTGTGTTTGAGTTACCTGTGTTGTTAATACCTGACACGTTTTGACCAACCATAGCCAATGCGCCAGAAGACACTGTAGTACCTGAAGAGCAGATAACTGCTTTAAATACTGTATCAGGGTCATCACAGATAATTGCAGTAATATCACCAGCGTTAACACTTGCTGGGTAATATTGTGACCACAAACGCTGTTTAGTAGTTGGGCTTGTGTAATAGCAGCCTAAGAAAATACCCGTTACTTGGTCTGTAGTAGTACCAGTTGTAACAGAGGCTCTTGTGATGAATCCACGAGATAATACTACAAAGTCACCGTAAAAGATGCTTGTTGCATAACCGTATTGAATAGGCAAGTTACGAGTAGAACCCGCAAATACTTGACCACCGATTAAATTTACAGGTTTTAACCCGTAAGGGCCGTTCACTACAGGATAAGCCATTTAAACCTCCAAAATAATTAATTAAGTACCTTTGCCAAAGGTAACCTTCGAGCTTCTATCTCTAAATATCGGCATACGTGGGTCACTTTGACGCATTAAATTATTATCTACAGCTTCCGCCTGTTGGCTTGTCATGTTTGCATAGTATTCTGTGCGTTGATTAACAAACTCAGTTGGAGTCTTACAAAGTAATAATCCGCCTATTTCAATGTTGTCTTTAAAACGACTATTGGGGTCGGCTAACAGTCTAAATTTAGGTTGTTCGCTCAACGCTACGGCTTCCCATCCTTCTCTGAGTTTGGCAGCTAAGTTACTTGGGTCAGCATTGTTAAGTGTTGAAATACGAATCCATCTATATGAAAACCCAGCCTCTTTGTCAGGCTCAGGGAGCAACTCTGGTGGCATCCACTGCTTAGGACGTTCTGAGATTGCACGGGTTTCGATTTCACGAGTTGTTCTTGCATTATTATCTGCCATTTTGGTTCTCCAAGGCTAAAGCTGCTTTCGCATATTGTTCAGGGGTTAAGCCAAATTTCTTTGCTAAGTTGACCTGGCTCTGAGTTAACTTTATCTTTGTTGCTGATGTACTTCTCGTAGCGGGTGCAACGACATTTGATGGTCTGCCCCTACTCGATTTTCTATCGTCTGAGTCTCCAAATTGTTCGGGAAATCGTCTGCGTATCGTTTTGTCCAATACGTTGTAATATTCTTTAGAGCCTACTGGTACGCCTTCGTCTACAAGTTTTGCATGAAGTCCAAGAGCTGCGCTGGTCATTTCTTTGTCTTTACCAAACCACTCATTTCTTTCTTGCCAGTCCAAAGCCTTTTCGTCAGGCCGTGGAACTTGTGGCTCCGCAGGGCGTTGTAGCCTTTCTTGCGCCTGTTGTACCTCATAATCAGGTGTTTGTAAAGCCCCTGCTCGCATATTATGTGCTTGAGCCAGTTTTAAAGTGGCTAGTTGCATCTGCTCTTGAGCTTCTACTACACCATCAGCATCACCAATTTCATACGCGTCCTTGTATGCACGCTTGGCTTCCTGCATTTCTTTTTGTGCTAAATTCTGCACATTATTAATGTATTCTTTTTCGCCATTACCCAATACTTGGTTAACGCGTTGGTTTTCTTGGAGCAATCGTTGCGCTACTGCAACAGCCTCTCTATGCTCACGTTGAGCCGCTTCTTTTTCTCTACGCTCGTCATGGTAGACTTTGCGCATTTGTTTTAAGCGTTGTTGAGCCTTTTCATCATACGAGTCTAATTCATCTTCTTCTAATTCATCAACAATGTGTTTGGGCATTGGTTGACGACCACGGTCTTCCTCCGGGGTATCATCTTCGATTTCAATTTCGATATCGTTGTCGTTATCGTCAATCTCATCGGGGAATTTATATTCTGTTCTTTCAAAATCTGCCATAGTCTTGTCCTATTCGTTGTTATCTAATAAACACCAATCATGAGCCAGTAAATCCGAATGAGTTGGTATCCAAGGTTCAAAAGTATCTTCAGTTACCATAGCTATAAAGCCATTTGGAGAAAGATAAACTTCATCTACATGATGACTTGTCACACCCCATTGGTTTGATGCAATTTGTTTTAACCATTTTTCACCATTCCAAGACCCTCTTGAAACTTTATTATCTTTTACATCAAGCCATGATATGGCGAGTGCAAAACCACAATTAATACTTAGACCTTCTATTTTTGTCATAGTCTTGTCCTATTTTCTTGATATACCGCGTGGGTCGAGTACAACTGCTTCTACCGTATCGTCATTAATAAGGCGGAATTCTCTACCATGAATAAGTAAGCGTGAGCCTGAGTTAGGGCGTACTAAGATAAAGTCGCCTTCTTTACACCACGCACCACTTGGAAATTTGTTTTCGTCTTTGTAGGCTTCTGGACCTAGTTTGACTACAAATAGTACAGTTGTAAGTACTTCTTCATTACGCAGGGTTATGTCGGCTTTTGCGATACCACCTTCATATTCTTTATCTGCTTCTGGGATTGCGCATAGGATTCTGTATCCTGATGGCATGGGAAGTTGCGTTGCTTTCTCTTCATTAGTAGCTTCTGTTTCATAGCTGCCAACTATTTGTGGATTCTTGGGATTTGACCCAATTAAAATCTTGGACATTTTGTTTCCTGTTTGTGGGAGTAAAATATGCCGTCTTTCCGTGCTGTCATCGAGGTTTTAAGCTCCTCTCCCAAGCTTTAAAAAACCACCCCGCCATTGATAAATCGCCAAAAATAAAAGTGTGGGATGGCCGTGTTTTTAATCTTCTAATTTGTCCTTCATATCTAGGACGTATCCGCGAGCTGTTTGAAGCCCTCGAATTTCACCGCACATCTGTTTATACACTTCAAAAGACTCAATGCGCTCAGAACAAACCGCATCCTTTAATTGCATAACTTTCTCATCAATATGCTTAATTACTACATCAAACGCATCCATTATTCTTCACCTTTCTTAGGTTTCTTTGAAGGTTCTTTTACCTCTCCCCCTTTAGCAAACGCTTGTTCTTTTTGATGCGCACGGTTTATCTCAGCTTGATGACCTTGGTGCGCTACATCTAGTATCTTATGGTGTTGCTTATGGTCGCGTTCAAGTGCGTTCTGATAGGCTTGGTGAGCCATATCTTCTGCTTTCTCTGTCTGTGCGCGTTCGCGCTCAAGCATCCCTTGATAAGCCTGATGAGCCAAACTCATCTCAGTTTCAGTCTTTTTAGCCGTAATTTGAGCCGCATCTTTTAAAGCTTGGACCTGCGTTTTGCGCTGTTGGTCTTCTTTCTTCATCGTCATATCAGCCGCGTTTCTAAGCGCTTCTACTTGCAGTTTCTTCTCGTCATGAGTTTGTTTACCTTTATCAAGCGACTGTTTAACGCCTAGTTGCGCCGCATTTTTAAGAACGTCAATCTCACGTTGTTTATCTGCTGTCGCTGTTTGCGCTGCAATTCGCTCACGGTCCACTTGTATCTGCTGCATTTTAACTTGAATCTCGGCTTGGTCTCTCTGCGCTTTGTTTTGAATCTCTTGCGCTTTAAGCTGAAGTTCTTGCATCTGCATTTGGATAAGCGGGTCTTGCGCTTGTTGCTGCGCTCTCTGCTGCGCTGCGCCAGCTTGGTTTTGCTGTAGTAGTTGAGTAGCTGCTTGTGCAAGTAGTGGAGCTAAAGCCGCTTCTACTTCTGGGTCTTGCTTTATATCCTCACCGTCATCATCCTCTTGTGGGGGCATCTGCATACCAAGTTGTACTTCAACGTCTTTTCTATACTGGAACCCTAAATGCTCTGCTACATGAGACATTACAGTTGCTTGAATCTGTGGAAGCAGTGGATTACCTTGCAGCGTACCCATAATTTTAGGGTCTTGCATCATTGCCATGTGAACGGCAATATGCGCATTATGGTCTTGGTTGAGGAACGCTTTTACGGGTTTAAGTCTAAGAATGTTTTGGTTCTCAGACACTGGGTCAACAGGGAACTTATCTTCTTCTAATGGAACCAGCTTTTGCGCATCCTTAATCCCCAAAGCGTCAAGCATCTGGCGATGAAGAACGGGCAAGTTGTAAAGTTGAGGTGCGCCTTGCGCAAGTTGTAAAACCGCTTGGTACTGTACGATTTTCTGAGCCATCGTAGACGCATTAGGGTCAGATACAGGAATAACTTCTGTGGTCTCGTAATCAGACTTTTTGGCTTTTCGACTTCCTTCTTCAGGTTCATAATCGTAATCCTCTGGTGCATAAGCTGCAATTATTCCTTTTAGGAGACCAAGCTCTTGCTTCATCGAGTAATGTACACGCGCTTGAACAGCAGTAATAACTTTAAGTGTACGCTCTAAAATAGCTAGTGTAGTACCTACAGGCGCTTGCCCTGACATATCAGATACTTGCAAATCAGCTGCGTTAGCAAACCGTCTACCTTCTTCTACTATCTGATTAAGTAATCCCATCAATGTTTGTGACGGCTCTTTATAAGGGAGCGGTAGTAAGTTATCTCGAATCGTACCACTAGGTACATCTACATCGCGCCACTCTCCAGGAGAGATAGGTGTGTCATCACCTTTAATACGCATACCACGAGCTTTAAACCCGCCAGGCAAATTACTTAATGTTCCTGCATCAACCAGTTGTCTAATAAGAGAAGTACCGGACTTAGCAAATGCGCCAATAAGATGAATAAGGCCAAAGCAATAAAAGCCAAAGCCAGGGACATACCCATAATGAACAAAATGTTGTCGTTTGGTGTAGGTTTCATCATCAGGCTCCCAGTTACGTCTAATAGATAAGATTTCTTGGCTTCCTTTTTCAATTGTCACTACATAAGGCAGTGCAATCCCTGTCTCTTCACCATTTTCATCTGTATGTTCAAACCCCGGTAAGTCAAGGTCAACGTGCATTTCAAGAACTTTGTAGCGGTCATCTGACGTTGCGCTAAAGCCCATTTTCTCAGCAATCTTCTTCTCAACATCATCTAATTGACCACTAGGCTCACCTAAGTCAACGTCACGATAAAACCCAGCTACTTGAAGCCTACGCATATCGTTTTCAGTTTTACGCATGATGTGAGTCACACGTTCTGCTGTCTCTAAGTTAGACGCACCATAAGGCACAACCATGTCTTCAGCAGGTACAAATAGTGATGTTTGGCGGTTTAACCGCGGGTCAAAGTACACTTTCTTAAACGCATTACCAGATAACCCAAGACCCCAGAGCATCCGCTCATGCTCAGGTCTGTACTCAGTCATCACATCAAGCAGCTGGTGATTCATGTCATCTTGGACGCGTGTCGCCGCTTCCTTCTTACTAGCGGTCTCTTTGCCGATTATGCGTGTTTTAACAGGGCCTGCTGATGGAAATGTCGCCATCATAGTTTCAGCTTGAAACTTAACCAACGCTTCACTTAATAGGGGGTGATGCACACCACACGCGCCATCCCAAGGCTCAGTCCGCTCCTCAATCTTCATACCGAGCAGTTCTAAACCATCCGTGTAGGTTGTAATCCAATCTTTACGCGAAGCTACGTCATCATCAAAGTCAGACAGTAAATCCGATGCAATAGACGAAAGCTCTCCATCATCTAAGAGTTCAGCCAAGTTCTCATCAAACTCTCCATCCGTCTCGTCTTTAGAGCCAAAGTCAATCTCCATCCCACCCATTGCAATATGCAACGACTCTGGGTCTTCAATCTCTATCTCAATATCGGGTTCTTCTCCGCCAAGTAAGGACTCAAGTCCTAGCGGTGCTTGGTTTAGGCTTTTATCAAACATTTAGGTTCTCTGCTGTTGTTAGTAATACGCACTACGTCTAGACCGCCCTTTAAACTCTCGCTCAGGTTCTGGCTCATCCAAATTAGTTGAAATAAACCCACCTTTTCTAAACCTCGCCATCGCCATAGACACGGTATCCACATAGTCATCATGTTGCCCTGCGGGGAATGACGCTACCTCTTCAATAACTTCATCCGCAAAACGTGTGTTCGGTGCCCATACTCTACCAGAGTGGAATAAGTCTGCAACAGCATTGAGCCTAGATATCTTATCGTTTCCTCTTGTAGGCGTGAATTCCATCACTGGAATACCCATTGCCCGTAGCTCATATATAAGTGGCGCACCAGATGCTTTCTTTTCAACAATTATACTATCAGGTTGCCAATAGTTATAGTCATCTAACACAACTTGCTTAAGCTCAGGAAACTCATACCGCCCACGTTTTGCATCAAGCATAATAATATTAGCCTGCATCTTACCATCTTCACTGTCTTGGTAGAACACACCCCACACAGTACACGCACTATAGTCAGCCCGCTGAGACTTCTCAAACGCCGTATCCCAAGTCATCAATATAAAGTCTGTAGGTGGTGGGTCTTCTTTTGTCCATTTCTGCCACCACTCTCTTTTAACTATCGCACCCTCTTCGGATGTGGGGTTCTGCTGATACTGCGCCTGCCACTTGGATATATCAATCGCTTCGCGTGTTGCCTCAAGCTCCTCAAGACTCCAAAACTCAGGCCACAGCGGTTTACCCGATGGCAATATGGCAGGGAACTCAACTACTCTCCAAGCTTCATTACCCCTTTGCATAGCTGCTTCAAGCACCTGCCCAGTTAAGTCACGCTTTGACCACCGAGTCTGAATTATGATTATGGCTCCGCCAGGCTGGAGACGCTGACGCGGCCCAGACGTGTACCACTCGTACACTTTATCGTAAATCTCAGGATTACTTGCAGCTATCGCCGCTTCTTGTTCACTGTGCGGGTCGTCAATTATCAGCAGGTCAGCACCTTTACCGGTTACTGCACCGCCAACCCCGATAGCAAAATAGTCGCCTCCTGCACTGGTGTTCCACCTACCCGCCGCCTTTGAGTCAGACCGCAAACCTACATTGGGAAACACTTCTTGATACGCTGGAGAGTCTACTAAGTTACGCACCTTACGCCCAAACCCTACTGCAAGGTCAGCAGTATGCGAGCATTGAATCACTTTCTTATTGGGGAACCGCCCAAGGAACCATGCTGGCAGAAGGAACGAGCCAAACTCACTCTTCGTATGACGTGGACCTAAGTTAATAATTAACCTTTTACACTGTCCGTTGGCTACGCGCTCAAACTCCGCTGCAATCCTTGCATGATGTCGACCATAAATAAAGTCAGGCCACACCGACTGCACAAATGCTAAAAAATCTGTCTGTGAGTTCTCTCGTTCTCTTCGGCGCTTAAGTTCTCGTACAAGTTCTGCAATACGTTCTTTATCTGATGGGGGTACATTCGCTAACTTACTCATCGTTTATTAGCTCCCCTTCAACTACTTCGTCTGCATACTCTTTAACTATGTCGTCTACATCACCTCTAAGCTCTTCATCTGAAATTTGAGCATAGGATGCATCAATAGAGCCTAGTTCACCGCCAAGAGAGTACGTTGACATCAACTCATTAAGCTCAGACTCTAAGTCACCTGTCGGTTTATCTGCAGCAGCTACCTCTACTTTTGTCGTAAATAAGCCAATTTCAGACACTTTTCCCAGCATTTCAACCGCTTTTATCTGAAGTTTTGGGTCTTCATTCTCTGCAAGTTCAAACAGCTTAAAGAGCACATATTGACGCATCTTGTTTGTAGAATTGGTCAACGTGTAGTCAAAACGCTTTAAAAGTTTATCTAACGCTTTAGCCGCACCGGGTGTGGTAGGTGCAACAGGGGCATCAGGTTGTTCTAGGAAGATGTTCAACGCTTCGTTTTTTTCTGCATAAGTTAATTGAGGCTCTGGAGGTTCTGGGTGTCCTTGTTGCACTAAGAAATCGCGGTCTTTGAACGCTTCTTTTGCAAACGCGTGTCGTTGTTTTAGTTCACTTGGTGTCAAGTGTCTAGGTACAGGAGAAAATTCTAAGAGCTCGTCTTCGCTAAATTCCCCGAAATCATCATATTCGTCATCTATCTGCATATTCTTTCTTTGTTATAAACATACATGAGCGTCTAGCATACCTTACTTTGTGAAATTTTTGTGAAAAATTTTTTTGATGGGCATTTATATAAGTGACGGGGGGTATTTCCTTGTTTGTTATATGGGAATAAGAGTCAATAAGTGTTTGGGAAAGTGAGGAGTACGATGAGCATATTAGTATGTATATAAATATGTGGGACTCCGATATTAAAAAAGGGGGGATGGGGGTCGATATCTCATTATAATAGCTAAGTTATTGATTTATATAGCTTTTTTAGTAGGAGTTTTGCCTGTTTTTGGCGTTAGAACCGCTGGAAGCCTTGATTTATATGGGTTTGCGGTCTATCTATTGCACTGAGTCTATCTATTGCACTGAGTCTATCTATTGCATTGAGTCTATCTATTGCATTGAGTCTATCTATTGCATTGAGTCTATCTATTGCATTGAGTCTATCTATTGCATTGAGTCTATCTATTGCATTGAGTCTATCTATTGCATTATTAAACCGCGTTAACCGCACCAATTGCGGTCACTATAAAAGATTGACTACATTGTCAATTAATGACATCAAATTAAATATAAAAGCTTTATAAATAAAATCGGTTAATTATTTATAGTGACCGCAATTTGTGCAGTTAATGCGGTTTAATAATGTAACAGATAGACT